TACACCTCAAACGTGGATGAAGAGTTTTCAACCTCTTCCAAAGATAAAAAAGGAAAGGAAAAATGAGTTGAAAAGAATAGCATCTGAAATGTTTCCAGAAAATAAAATAACATTAGCTACTAGTGATGCTGCCTTAATGGTAGCTTGGTATATGAATCAAAATGAAGAATAAAACTATAGGAAGTCAGAACTTAGGCGTAGCATTTATCAATGAAGAAGACAAGACATTAGTACTATCTATATATCCATTGTCACTACACATTAATTACTTTAAGAAAGAAAGATTACAAATTAGAATATCAATATTTAAATTAGAATTTGGAGTATTCCTGGGAGCTCAATGAGGCTCTAGGTTGGTTAAACAACAGGGTAGTGGGCTTATACGCCCATTGCCCTGTAAAGTTTCTGTAATTCTTTTGACATTTTCTCTTCTTTACTAACCATAGCGTCTTTCTTTTTACCTTTCTTTCTCTTACCAGCCTCTGGAAATAAAGGCTTCAACCCAAACTCACCTCTTGATGGTCTAAATGGAGTTTTTCTATACTCTCTTGTCCATCCTCTAGGATACAATCCAAATTCATGCATCATTACATTCCATATAGTACCATTTTGTAACGCTTTATAATCTCTAGTTATAAGTTTTGAGGCTTCTACATTAAGTGTTGAAATAAGTCTTGATCTTTTTTGCTCATCTGTTAGTTCATATGCATCATTATATCCAACTATTAAATCTTTAATAGCATTGTCTGGCAACTCAATAAAATCATATAACGTAGCTAAGAAGAATAAGTCACCAACAGCTGGACCTATATAACCTCTACCTTTAATATCTTCTTCTCCATCAGCTACTTTCTTTAAATCTTTTATTCTTTCTACTGTATCATTCTCCATTAACGTATGGAAATCAACATTGAATACACCTGACATCAATGTAGTAAATGCATATAGCCCTGCAAATTTTAAAGGTATATATAAATCTGGTGAGTTCCACTGTTGAGCTATAGCTGCGTCTTTAGATTTTCTTAGTACTTCAGATTGCATTTGTAAGAATGAAAATGGGAAGTGAAAGAACTGACCTAATACCTGACCAGCAGCTCCAGCTCCTCTAGGAGTACCTCCAACTACTGGTGCTTTCTGATGAGCTGCATATTCAAAAGCATATTTATTAACTATATCAAGAGCGTATTGTCTAGACTTCTTTTCAGCTAAAGCTTCTGATGTTCCGCCTTCAGTAAGCTCATTGTACTTATCCATAAATGAATATCTAAACATATGTTTACGCAAGAAATTCTCAGTAACTTTTTGGAATATAGCACCTTTACCTGTAGCAGCTGACATTGAAGCATCTATAGCCTTCCAAGTAGTTCCATCTTTATATGATAACTTAGCTTCGCCGTCTCTTCCAACAACAATATCTACATCTCTTACATTAACACCCTCAGTTGGAAGAAGTCCTTCTGTAAATAAAGGTGAAGACATATCTTCAAATCTGAAACCTTGTTCCTTCTCAACCCTCTCAATTAACTCTCTTATTGTTTTATTCTCAGACCTTTTCCATTCTCTTAAATAATTTACAAACGCTCTATTGCCTACAGATTGTACATAGTATAATCCAGACATAGTATTTCTAGCCGCAGTAGCTACACCAAATCCAATCTTAGATAAAAACTCATACCCTGTAAGTATTCTTACAGTTTTATTTACCCAAGGTGGTCTTTCTGTGTATCCTTTCTCAGCTAATGTAAATACATCTGTTACATAATCTCTTAAAGCTTCAGACGACGCAGCATCTTTAGGCAATCTTTGTATACCCTGAAGATATATCTGCCTCAAATAATTAACTCTATTAAAAGCAATAGCATCCATTGAGTATTTTCTAATAACTCCTAAAGGATTCTTCATATAATTAGTAAACGGTTCTGTTTTCCTATGATGAGCTGATGCTGGTGTACCTAGATTACTTCTCATATTACTAAATATATTTTCCAATTCTTTTAAATTTGATTCAGGGTCTTTTAATAATTGAGCTCTATCTTTTTGTAATATATTCTCAATATTAATAAAGGTCTCTAATAAATAATGAGGGAAATAATTTCCTCCCTTCATTCCTTTTTCAATAGCCTTTATCTCTTCATTAATTTTATCTTCGTATTTCCTAACTCTTTGACCGACCTTGCCAACTAAAGCATCAGCTGATTTTGAATTAAGAAATGAAAGCCTAACAACTGTCTTATGATGTTTAAGACCATTCATCATTACTTTACCCATACTATCTAATGTATGTCTAGCTAATTTCCCAGCTAACTCTATATTATTAGAGAAAGGTACAAGTTTCTCATTACCTGCCTCACCTACGGTCTGCAAAACTCTTGTCTTATCTCTTGTTATAGGATTACCAGCTACATCTTCACCTACCTTTTCTTTACCAACAACAGTAGGTGTAGTTTCCATATACTCCCGGAACTCTTCAAGAACAACGCCACCTTCTTTTTTCATGAGCTCAATCATTTCTTCTCTTATATCATTAACTCTCTTAATAGATTCATTACTTACTGGGTTAGCTAATTCAAGAGCTAAGGCTCTTTCAAATACTTCAAGCTGCTTAGCTGTTTTAATACCGGGTCTATACCTTGACTGACCGCCTCTTTTAACAATCTCAGTTCTTAATAGTTTAGATATACCTATATTAGATTCGATGTAGTTATTAAATTGAGTTCTCTCGTAGTTAGTTGCAATATTAAAATGCTTATTCATCCACCCAGTAATAGCAAACTTATTCATAACACCACGCTTAACACCAAACAGTCTTTCAAGAACGCCTAGCTTTGGATTACTTAATCTCTTTGATTCTCTTATAATTTCATTTTTAATTCTTCTAAAGTCACCATCAGTAAATCCATCATATGTATCAATAGCTGGTTTGTATGTAGACCTCCATACTATCTGTTCAAACATCTTATTACCAAGACCATCTTTAGTTGTTAAATAATGTTTACTAATCTTATCTCCAATGAATTGAGGTTTACCATCTACATCAACAGTTCTTTCCCCATCAAATAGTTTACGAAGATTAGTTAATTCTTGTTTAGTTTTATCAACTACTGGTGCACAAAAAGTAGCGCTCATCAGGCACACTCCGTTTTTTGTTCTTTAATAAATTTTCTAGGGTCTTCATATACTTCCAACATATCTATAACATCTTTAGAATTTCCATATTGATTTATTAGTATTAATTCTCCTTCAGAATCTCTTTCAACTCTACTTCTATCTGCAAATCTTTTTAAGTCTTTTCTTGTAATGTGAAGCATTGAAGCTACTAGATTAGGCTGATACAAAACATTCTTTTCAAATACTAAATCAACGATAGGGCTTCTATCTGCTGTTGGACCTCCAGGTCTATGGTATAGATCACTTGTATGCAATTGGGACATTTCTTCTGTGATTAAATTGTCTTTCATTCTCCTATAATGTCTTCCATAATTAGAAAATATATGGTCAAAAATTTCCTGTTGATTATTATTCTTTAACCATCTAGCCATAGCACCTACAATCCTTTTATTTGTTTGATACTGAGGGAATGGTATATTCTTACCAGATACAGTAGCTACAGATAATTGACCATGCATAAGCTTAGGTCTCATAAGATACTCAGTTATATGTTGCACTCTAGCTTCTGTATCAGGGTTAGCTCCTTCTGTTGCCATATTCCTACGATCTAACCAATTCTTCATAAATTCATTAACAAGAGCATCTTCTTGTTTGGATTCAAACATCCAATTTTCCATCTGATGAGCGCTCTTCTTAGATATTTCATAAGTTTCTTTAGCTAAAGTACCTATATCCTTTTTTAACTTATCAGCATCAAGTATAAATCTATTAATAACATTATCATTAGCTGGCATTAAATGTATATTATCAGCTGTAACTCTTCCAACTGTTTGCATTAAAGCCCACCCATCGAGGTTGTCTCTCTGTGTACTCTTCGTATACCTAATTGGATTTCTTAAAACAACATACTTGCCCTGAGCTAGAAATTTTTTATCACCTTTTTTGACCCAACCAGCCTGTTTATACTTTGTAATTCCTTTTTCTGTTATAACCTTATATATATAATGGACATTATCAGTTTTGTTCTCATGAACTCTTTGTCTACCATTTTTAACTTTTGTAAAGTCATAGTCTGTAAAATAGAATTTATGTCTCTTGCCATCTGTTTCTTTAAGAATATTCTCCATTTCTCCCCACTCTTTTTTATCAAGATATTCAGTTACAGCATCTAAAGCTCTTAACCTAGCTCTAGCCCTAGCTACTTGATTAGGTGAGGATTTACCAGAACTTCTTATAAACCCAGCAACATTTCTTCTTTGGTTTTCTATAATATGATATAGTATAGAATAATTTTGTATATTAGCTACAGTTTTTGTGCCTTCAACATTTATAATGTCACCACTTAATCTACCTTCAAGCTTCTCTGAAACATTTCCTTCGCTTAAATACTCCAACAATTTAGCTTGAGTTGTGTTGTTTGTAATAGCCCCAAGAACTTCTACATCATCTAATAACTTTGTTATTTTATCATTATACAAACTAGCCTTTTCATTATAAGTAGTTGACCACCCTAATAATGCATTATCTCTTAAATCTAATTCTTTAACGATATGAATCCCAGGGTTTTTACCTAACTCTCCCTTTTTTATTCCTTTAAGATTATAAGGTAAATAAATAACTTCAACATCTGGGTTTGGAGTAACTAACTTCCTATTAAATACAGCTTTTCTAAGAGCCTCTACGTCTCGATAATTTTCCTGTTTTCCATAAAATAATTTCAGAAGAGCATTCACCTTATCCCTAGAAGCCTTATCTCCTTTAGATGAATACCTAGTTAGCAATGAAATCATTAACTGTTTATTTGGGTTCTGAGTAAACCTATAAAGAGAAGACCTCATACCCATAACTTCATTTGCATCAGGTGGTCTTCTTCCAGACTCATCCCAAACATCACTTAAAAATCTACTTGGTCTACCAAATACGTTAATAGACTCTATAATAGCATCCATCAATACAGCTCTCTCGCTCCCTCTTATGCTAGAATCTATTTCAAAGAAAGGTTTGTATTCACCTTCACCATATTTTTCTAAATTATTTTGAGCCTCTTCACTACCTGGGAATGGTTCATTAAATAAAATAAACTTCATTATATCTGAAGCATCTTTAGCTTCTGAAACAAAATTAGGTTCTTTCTTAGCATCAATTATGCTTTGCAACACATTCTTATATCTTTGTAAAAATCCATTAAAAGAAGCATTATTACTAATCTCAAGTGGAACTACTTTACTCCCAAGTTGATTTGTTATTTCAGCTCCCATTCTATCTAAAGCAGATAAACCAGCTGTCATTCTTTTTATAGCCCCAAAGTTCTTATCAGCTTGTAAAGCCTTTTGAACGTGCTGATGCATTGTATCACCAGTATCACCTGAACTGCCAGCTTTTGATAGACCTATACCATTATTAAATATATCTACTACAGGACCTTCTGATTTATAAGCATAAGCATCTTTAGAAGCTCCAGCGAATTTAGCTATACCAGTAGTAAATAGACCTGGAGCATCATGGTAATTAAATGCCATATCAGCATCAAAGTCTCCTTGATGTATTGTAGCTAAATCAACAGCGTTGATACCAGTTACATTACTCATATCTTTATGATAGAACCCTTCAATTCTATGTACAGCAACATCACCACCAAGATTAGGCATCCTTAATGTTAATGAATGTAGATAAAACTTTGTATCTGTAGCTTTTCTTTTATTATTAGATTCATTAAGCTTATTAAATACATGAATATATTTATTTAATTTTTTATCTTGCAATCCTTTTTCAAGTTTTTCTAATCTTTTTAATTCTCTTTTTACTTTAGCGTCTGAAGATTTAACCTCACCATATGGGTCTGTAATAATCCATTTACCAGTTTTATCATGCCTAGCTGCTTGCAAATCTCTTTTACCATTTTCAGTAGTACTAAAACTAATTATATATTTTACATTATTCCAATTATTTATATTAAGATTGCCATCTTCAAAAGCAAGTTTTTTACCACCATTAATAATTCTTCTATTACCATCATAAACAGTAGGAGTCCCTTCAACAAAAGGAATTAACACACTATAAGATGCACCTGCTGTCTTTGGAGCTCTTAGTTGATTAACTAAATGCCTCATAGCATACTGTTGCAGTCTATCCCTTACGAGAGGTGAATCAGGATCAACACCAGACTCGAGCAAAGTCTTTACTAACCCAGTAGTAGAATCTTCAAATAAAGCACCGTCTCTTCTTAATGTATTCATAAGAAAGTCAGCTGCTGCATTTCTATTTGTACCAGTAGCTAAAGCTTTAAGAGGACCTAAAGCAACACCAATCTTTTGATTATAATCTACATAACTTTCCATATGAGATTTATATCCAGACGCACCTAAGAAATCAGATAAAGCATATGTAACATTTGTTATTCCATGCCTATCTTCTGTCTTACCTATGAATATATTCTCTAATCCCATCCTAGCTATATTATTAGCGTCTACAAGAGTAGATTTTTCTCCAAACTTCCCAGACATTTCTAGTATATCAGCAATACTCTCAGCCCCTTTAATATCTTTAGCCTTTATATCAACGTGGTCTACCATGTATTCTTTTGTAGAAGATTCAGTACTTAACATATCTATCTCAAGTCTATCAAGTATCTCAGCTATTCTAGGGTCATATGTGAAATTAGTTTTCATTAGTATAGTACCTTCAGTACTATTGAACCAACCAGTTGGCTTTACTCCAGCTGTCTTTCCATTTTCATTATCACCACCAACTACACGACCTCTATGAAGATATATACTTCTAGCTGCATTTGTACCTAACCATGTATGACCATCAACACCTGACCTGTCTAGCATGCTTGGAAGCATTACAGCTAATTGTTTTATTTGCCTTTCTATAGCATCGTAAGAAGGTGTTCCTTTTTTGTGTTCTTTTTTCAACTTTCTTAATAATTCTTTGGTTAATCTTTCAGAACTAAACGCTCTACCAATTTCATCACCAAGAGAAACAAGTTCATATCCACCTTGATTCTCCAATTTATTAATAGAATAGTCAACAGCTTCTTTTAATTCTGATGTCCATGTATCACTAAAGTTTCTAGCCTCTTTTAAAAACTCTACACTACCTTGAGTCTTAGCTCCTGTAGCTTCAGCCAAAACAACTTTCTTAAAGAAAGACGAACCTAGTCTTCCAAGCTCAGCCTTATTGTCAGCTGCTTTTATAAGGTCTGTAACAGATTTTGATGAAACACTATCCCAATACATTATTCTCGCCATCTGTCTTACTGGTTCGCCAATAGAATCAATAGCCCCTTCTTCAACAAACTCACTAAACAAAGCTTCTAATTTTCTAAGAGCTACAGGGTCTTCAGCTAATTGTTCAGCTTTAGCATCATACCATACTTTAAATCTTTCATTTAATACACCTCTACCAGTAGGACCAGTTTCCCTTAATCCATCTAATCCAATTAAAAACTCATTGTTGTAGCTTGTTATTATTCTGACAACATTTCCAATTGGCTCTGATACAGCGTTTGTAGATTCACCTCTATGCTGTTCTGATCTTATATTTTGTTTTAAGTTTAATTCACCAGGAGCTAAATTAGCATTTTCTATAATTGAGTCTAATCCATCTATTTCTCTTACATCTCGTTTAGTGCTATTGAACACTCCTGTATGTTCAAATCTTAGAACTCTTATCGGGACTGTATCAGTAGATTTAATATATGGTTGTCCCTTTTTTCTCCCTGCTACATCTCGTATAAGACCTTCAGGTTCAGTACCCCTAATATATATACGCTTATGGTCACCATATTTATGCCTTATAATATGGTGGTCTCCCTCTCTAGTAATTCTATTTGCAAAATTCTTTCCCTTGCCAAGACCAGCCTTAATAGCTGTTAATTGAGACCTTGCTTCAGCAATATTATCTACAACCCAAATATCAGCTGCATCTTCTTTTCCTGTCCGTGTATCAACACTCTTTAAAGTTGGATGCTCATACATATCAACTACTACATCGTAAATTTTAGTCTTAACAGGACCAGCCATATTATCAATAAACATACTGATAGAGCCTTTACCAAGAGATGTGCTCTTTGTTATTATTAATGGGTTTCCATTAGAATCAAAATCTAAGGTACTAGATTCTACTTTTTGAGTACCAATACTATTGGCTAAATAAGATGGGAATACATGATTCATAAAATCAATAAACTCTGCATCTGCTTTTTCTCGATTTACCCTAGCATCTTTTCCTGTTCCATCTGTATTTTTAGAGAGTATAGCTTGTCGAACATTCTCTACTACATTAGTTCTTATTAATTCTGTTACTTTAGATGTATCTCCAGCTTCTCTAGCAACAGCTATTTCTTCTTGGATAACAAACCAATCAAGAGATTTTAAAGATTCATTATGCCTACCATAAGTCTGAGATACATAAGCAGGTGAATATCTTAATACAGGATCAATGTTATGACCAGAAGCATCAGACCATTGCTCTGAAAATTCTTTTTGAGTTTCAAACCATGTCGCTTCATCATACCCTTTACGCCAAACTCTAAGACTCATAGCTATTTGATCTACAAAATCTACCATTCCTATCCTAGGATTATTTGCATATAGGTCAGCTATGTCAGTCAATTCAGCATTTTCTTCAATCTTAATATTAACGCTATCAAGTTTGTCTATTAACCTACCTTGAAGAAATTCTAATCTTCTTCTGCCTAATAATCTATCTGTTATATTATTATCATGTCCAAATATAATCTGTTCAACAAGAAGACCTAACTGTGTATTGCTATCCCATTCAGACTTCATCAACTCTTGAATTTTTTGAGCTGAATATTCATATTCACCACTTAATTCTTTAATAGACCCTTCGGCATCTACAACTTTATTTCTTAAATCTTTTAATAATTGAATACTATTCTCTTCTAAATCAGGGTGTTCTCTACTAGCAAGTTTTAATTTTTGACCTTCTTCTATAAGTCTATCTAACTCAGCTACAAATTGTTCGGCTTCTTTATTGTCTCTAAACTCTTGAGTTTTTTCTACTGTTGTAGTTTCTTTAGTTTTTGGGTCAATTACTTCCTCTGATGTTTTTCTACTTGAAAGTAGTTCTCTAACACCTTGAATCCATGATGATGCTCCATGTGTTTCTGCTCTTAAAGTTTCAAAATGTTGTGTAACATCTTTAGCAAAAGACTCTGTAGCTGTATAAGCTTCATGTATTGCAACGTCTAAATCAACAGTACCAATATCTTCAATCTTCATTTTCCTACGATACTGTATAAACTTTCCTTTTGCACTTGCTATTCTGGCTGTAACAGCATCCCATTCTTTCATAAGCTGCTTTACTTCAGGCTCACTTAAATTAGACTCAGACCTCATTAAAATAGATTCAACTGTTTCTCTATCTGGCAGAGTAAGAACTTTCTTTTTGCCGCCCATTGTTTCAAATCTTCCAACACCATGAGCTACAAACTTATCTAATATAACTTGATGAGCGATACCAATATCTGTTGTCTCTGCAAATCTAGACCAATAATATCTATTCATTTGCTCTGACATATCAGAAGTAAGAATAAATCCTTCCTTTTCAAATAATGTTATTAATCCAACAGCTTCTTTATAATCAATAGTACTTGACTCACCTTCTCTGCCTCCTTTTTCTAAATGACCGTCTTCCTTATTTATACCCCACATCTTTAATAGATTCTTCAGTTTTCTATGATTTACATCAAGATCGCCTTCTTTATTAATCTTATCCCACTGATCTTGAGTCATATCTTTTGGCTTTGTGAGAACAACAGATGTTAAAATATTATAAAGTCTTTGTGGAACTTTTTTACCTATAACAGTAAGTAAGGCTTCTCTAAGACCTCTTTCTCTTTCAGTAAGATTAACACCTTCAACTATATTATATGCTGAACTTAAATTTTTTGTAAACTTATACAGCCTAAGAGCGTCAAGGAATCCATTATCAACTGGGTCTACAAATGTTACAGAGTCTTTACCTGAAGCAATTTCACCATAATTTTCAATCTTTAAAGTTTCAACCATTCCTTCGATTGAAGTTTGAATATCTTTTATTTTATTGACATCAATATCCTCAATTTTTCTTGGCTTAGCAGCTTTTATTGTCTCTATGAATCCAGCTCCTTCAAGAACATCCCTTATCTGTTCCAACTTAATTAACCATTCATATCCTTCTTTACCTTCATACCTCTCTAAACCTTCTAGTTTTTCTACTCGAACTGGAGAATCCATATCTAATGCTTCTCTTTGCAACTTATCTACTTGAAGACCTAAATCTCTATAATGCTCAAGAACAGGCTGCATAATTGTAGCATGCTGACCTGAAAGAACTTGTTTAAATAATTTATCCCTAAATGAATGGAAATTATCAGCGTTTAAAGTTTCGCCTGTTTCTTTATCTATTACTATTTTTTCTAATTTAGATACTATATTATTCTTCTGACGCCTTGTTAGATTGCCAAGTGCAACTGGAATCTCTGGATTAGCATCAAGAACACGACCAGATATTTCATGCAAATTATATAAACCAAATACCCATTTTATAAAATTATCTCTTTGAGTTACTCTATCAGGCTTGCTTGTTAATTTGCTACTTTGATTTTTAAATATATCAGTATTAATAATATTAGCTATAGACTGCATAATAGGATCAGCTTTTATGCCAGCATAAGCAATCCCCTGATGTTCAGCTAATGTAAAACTTTTAGCTATAGCTGAAATAGCATTAGCATCCATACCAAAGTATTCAAGAGCTAATCTTCTTTCTTGAAAGTCGTTAAGCGTTGGGTGAGGGTCTCTAAATAATGGCTTCTTAGTCTTAGTAAACATCATACCAGTAAGTATGTGTGCTCCTAGTATCTCTGGGTCCATGTTCTTCAATAGATTGTAATCTAATAAAGTATGTGAGTTAAAGTAGAAACCACCAAGCATCATACGACCAAGAGATTGAACAAAATCTTCACCAGCATAAGAACGGAAATCTTTCCACATAGCCTTAGGGTCAATCTTACCAGCTACTTTTTTCATAGCTAATATAGCATCTTCCCTAGCTAAATCTTTGCCTCCAGTTTTTCTTAAAGCAGTCAAAGCTTCTTTACCCATCAATGTATCTTTAAGGAAGTTATCTCTAGTCATGATTTTAAGAAGACCATTCAATTCTTCAGCGCTCATCTTCTCATATTCAGTTGCCATCTTAGTATCAAACTTGCCTAACATCTTACGAAGTTTTGTAGCTTCTCTTATAATTTTAACTTTACCACCACCACCTACCATTTCAACAGCAGGTAATAAAGATGCAAACATAAATGCGCTTGTTACATCACTTACAGGGTCGAACTCTTGATTGCCAGCTGCTGATTGTATACCACTAGCTAGTAAATTATACACAGCAAAGTTAGTGCCAACCTCAGCCCATCTCCCTGCGTACCTAGTAATCTTACTCTTATCAGCTATATTAAATGTAGTATTTAAACTTTTCTCTAACCAATGACCTATATTATTAACATGAACACCTTTGGATTTTAATCCGCCAAGAACAGCTTCTGATATGTCGTCTAATTGACTAGCTGCTAAATCAGGGAACTCTTGAACTAAATCATTTCTTAACCCAGCTCTTATCATCTCTTCAGCTTTTACAATATCATCACCACTCATAGCATATTTAGGAAGCTGAATACCTTTAATAATAGGATTCTTTAAAGTTTTCTTTATGACTTGCTGAGCCATACCAGCTTCAATTCCAGCAGCTGTAGCAGCAGAACCACCTTGTTTTATAGCCTCCCTTGTCATCTTACCTGTACCCTTAACAGTTGAAACAATGCCTCTGCCAGCTTTACTAACGACTCCTAACGGTGCTAAGAAACCTAATGCTTCACCAAATACAGCACCTGCTTTTGCACCAGTTCCTAATGTATCCCATTTATAAGGTTCTTCTTCACCTAGAGCAATACCAGGAACACCTAATAAAGCAGCATCAAGACCACGCCATAGCATAGCTCCAACAAAATCTAAAGCACTTCCTTTTTGTTCTGGTGTGGGTTGGTACCAGTCCATAGTTCTACCACCAGTTGGCTGACCAGCCATAGGTTGACCTACGGATTGAAATAGGCTAGGTTGATTAGTTATAAAGCTGTTTATCTCTGTATCAGATGCAGTTATGCCTCTGTCTGCGAGTTCAGCTTTGAATCGTTTTGTTAAGTTATCTGCCATTATTGAAGACTAAGACGTTCACGTTGTTGCTGTACACTAAATATTTTTGAAGCTAATTCGGTCATTTTATATGTGGTTGTATTGGTTAGATTTATTGTTCCTAAATCAGTTGGTACTCCTCCTATATCTGCCATGTCCTGATCTTCAGGCTCTATGTACGTTCTACTTACGCTATGTCTCCAGTCTTTTCCTTGTCTTGATAATTCCATAACTCTTCTTGGATTTCTATTATATTGATTAATGGCTTCTTGTTCTCTTCTTGCTGCCATAGCTGCTGACCTATATTCACGAGCATCAGCGGCTAGATGATCTAAATCAGCTCTATCCAAACCAGCGTTAACAGATATATCATATGCTTTTACAGCTTGTTTATAATCAGAAAAGTTTTCATCATAAGAACCAATAATACTTGTCCTTTCTGTCGAAAGAGCATCGTACTCAGATTGTAATTCACCAAGTACAGCATCTAAACTAGCTAATTTTTGTCTAGCAGCAGCTGCAGCTACAGGAGGTAATAATCCATATCCAGATGTTATATCTTCAGTAGTTGCACCTTCTTCCACCATAGGATATTTACCTGCAGCAGTAGATACATCAGGCTCTTCTTGTTGAGCTGCAAATGCATCAGCTGCTTTACGATAGTCTACTTCAGCACCTGCTATTTCTTCAGTAGGCTCAAATATACCTATATCTCTTTGTATCTCATAATCGCCTCTTCCATACTCATACATTTCAGCAGCTATATCTCTAGTGTTAGTTACAACTTTACTTATACTTTCCAGCTCAGGATTTATCTCGCCACTTTCATATTGCTCTTTACTTATATATCCAGAATTAACAAATCCTGTTAAAAGTTGAGTTTGACCAGCTGAAAGAGACTTAGCATCTGCCCTATATGCAGTATTTAATTCATCAGCTATACTTAATATAGCCGAAGGTGAACCTTTATACGCCATCCAAACAGCCGTAGCTATTCTATTAGCGTCATGTTCTGAGAACCCATACCCACCTACATTCTGACCATCTTTTATCTTTGGTTTATCAGTTAACTTTTCTATAGCATCTGTAACACCATCTTCTTCTTCGCTATAAAGAGCTCCAAACCCAGTAGATGTAAGGAATTTAGTAGATTCACTAGTCATCATTTGAGTATTAACAGTCTGCAAGAACTGTAACTGTTGACCAGCTAATTGTATATCTTGCATCTTCTTTTGTTGTGCAAATTGCATACCAGCTAAAGCCGTCTGAACCCTAGAAGACTCTCTCCTCTCTTGGCTTTGCAGCATTTCTCTTAATGCACCAACTACTTCATATGCTTCTGTTGCCATAACCTACCTTAACCAAATATATTCTTACCTAAATACCACGCACCAGATTGCTTATCAGCTAATCTTTTCTGTAAACCAAGCCTCCTTGTTTCAGAATCAAGTCTCATTTTTTCAGTTTCATAGCCTTCTTCAATGTTAGCCATGGTTGATGCAAATTGAGCATGCAATCCTTCTTCTTGCTGTGCAAACTGTTTCCACATTGACCCCTTCTTTTCTTCAAGACCAGCAGATGTAACTAAACCAGTTCGTTGCATAGCCTTTTGAAGACCTTGTACAGATTCTTGTTTTTGAATACCCAAACTTTGACCGGCTTCTTCAAATTCACCAAGAGCAACCTCTATTTGAGATCGCTTAAGAGGGTCTAGCAATCCTTTAGCTTTTTCTGATTCTTCTTGCTGTTGAGCAATTATATCAGATTGAGTACCAGCTTGCTGAGTTTTTTCTTTACCACCTTTCCAAGCACTATACGCACCAAGACCTAATGTTAAAGCTGTAAAAAACCAAGCTTCAGGTAATCCTGTTGTAGGATTAGTTGGTAATTTCTCCAAACCAGCTGACTTAGCTAGTACAGCAGCTTCATCTTTATTCATATGAACAAGTATATTATCACCATACCTACCCTGATTAGCTGCATCAGATAAATGATTTTTAGCTATTGACTTCTTATACATTATTCCCATCCTCCTCTAAAGAACTCACCAAAGTATCCAGACTCTTCAGCCATTGAAAATAATCTCTCATTGTATTTAGATAGTTCACCACTTAATGGTCGTAATGATTCATTGTTAACCTTTTGTGGTCGTATATAATTTTTCAACCAATTCTTAGAACCAGGTCTCATCCCTTTTCTTGAAACTAAATCTTTTAAATTAGAACCTACATTATCAGCTAAATTATTTTGACCTTCTGACTTCTCTTTCTTATTAGACTTAATTGGTTTAACAGTTACCTTCTCCTTGCCACCAGGATTATCACCAACAAGTATGACCTCAGGACCATCTGTAGTAAACTCACCACCTTCAGCATATGATACTATGCCTTTACGCTTAGGCTCTCTAGCCCAATGACCAGGCAAATCTTCATCATCACCTAATAAAGATGGTATTTCAAAATCACCAATTTTACTCAAATCTACCTCTTCATTAGATGTAGTTGATACATCTTCTACTGTTTCTACCTTTTTATGAGCTTTATGAGTATCTTTAATACCCAAGTCTTCAAATCCAGGAACTTTCATATATTCTAAACCTTCTTCAACACCATATGGATCATCTTTACCAGCTGTTATTGATGTGTCACCAACATCTACATCAGTATCAGTATCAGTCTCTACACCACCTACACCTTTATTCTCTAAACTTTCCCGAAGCTCTTCAATGGCAGTTGTTGAAGTTGTTATACCTAATAAATCTGATAATTTATTCTCACCATAAAGAGTAGACGCTGCTGTTATTTGAGATGATGTAAACTCACCCTCACCCTTTCCAAATGTATACTTACGTTCACCTCCTGTAAGCCAATCACCTAAACTTCTTTTAACTTCTTTAGGTGTAAACTTAGATAATTCAGCGGCTTTTTCATCAATACCTAATTTACCCCATGGAGTTTCACCCTTATAAGCATGTTTAGCCATTCCTTCTTGGACAGAAGCTCTACCAGCTTTAGCTTCTGCTTTAGATTTAAGACCACCATAAACATCAGATGCTAATCCAATACCTTCTTGTATAAGAGCAATAGTTGTATCACGCTGCTGTGTTTCAAAATCATACATAGCTTGAGATGCTTCTCTTTCAAATCCAAGACCCTCTATATCATAAAGACTTGATTTGTACCTAGAAGATGCTCTACCTCTAGCTCTGTAAGCGCTGGATAATCTATTGGTTGCCATATAAAATCTTCCAATTTAATTTACTATGATTAGAGAATGATTTCAAAGTCATATTCATTAAACCCTACTAAGCACTTTCTTATGTAATGAGCCTTCAAACTTAACATACTCAACAACACCTTCAGATGTTTTCCTAAGCACTGGGACACCTTCTCTAAGGTCAGAAAGAGCTGGAGCACCATATGATATTTGTGTTCTCTCTTGCTTTTTATGAAGAGCAATTCTCTCTTGTCGTGTCATTGCCATATTATTTAGGTGGTTTTAATCTGTAAACTATTGATATATCATTAATTTTAAAACCACTTGGGACAGCACCGTCTGTAGCGAATCTTAATCTAAATGATTTTATATTATTAGCTTCTGAAGATACATCTGGTTTTAATTCTGCTACTTGCCACCCATTAGCTGTTGCTAATTCAGTGCTTGCAAAATTAGTACCATCAGCAAAATCATATGGGAATGTAGTTCCTCCATCTACATCATAATCAACTTGAACATTAGAAGTTGCATTACCTGAATCATAAGTAACTAAAACTTTATATACTTTCTTCCTTCTACCAGGTTCTCCAAAATCTATATCTTTTGTTATAACTTCAAACTCCTGACCTGCACTTTGTTTATCATTCCATTTTGCGACTGTTTGAGTTGTATGAACATAAATTAAATTACCAAATTTGTCATGAGCAAAATTTGTTTTTATGGCATCAATTTGTCTATTAGTTCCATCATCAGAGCCTTGTGCCCAAGATTGAGTCACCATATCATAAAGATACATTCTTGGTTCAGCTGTACTATTATTTGTAATATCATCAAAAATAACTATTTGTCTTTTATGTGGTATATATCCTACCATAGGTGTTAGTTCTGTATCTGATGCAGAATAAGATTTGTCAGCAGCTAAAAAATCTTTCCAATCGCTTTCTTTAATTATTTGCTTTCCACCTTTTTCAAATAAGTTAATAACTTTTTGACCGTCATACAAATATACACCATATCTATTTGCCCAAGCTACACCATAATCTGTTTTGCAAACTGAAGCTGGATGTCTAGTTCCTTTATGCATGAATGTATCTTCTAAGAACTCAATGTCTTGAGATATATTAACTAAATGCATTTTGTCTTTCTTAAATTGAAGTATTCTATCAGCATATTCCTCTAACT